TAGTGTACCAACACTTGTAATATTTGGTTGACTGTTAGAGTTTGTTGTTAATGTTCCGGTAAGATTTGCTAATGCTCCGCTGACACCAGAAAAATTAGCAGAAAAAACATTTGCAGGATCAATGTCAATTGTTATTTGCTGACTACTGGTTTGAGTTATAGATGCAGTAAGACTTGTGTTGGCGGGAGTAACTCCCATTCTCAATGTGTTAGTATTTAAAGTAACATTTGATATACTTGAGGTAACAACAACATTACCTGTAGGGCTATTAACAGTAATACCAGCACCTCCATTAACACTTGCTACACTACCTGTAATAGTTGTTGAATATAATTCATTAAAGTTTTGTTGTACTTTATCGAATGCCGTTCTTATTGCATCCGCATTTGGATCATCAGGAAAGGCACCAAAATCTATGTTCTGCTGGCTCATCCTATCACCTTCTCTTTCTGTTTACAATTATTCATATGGTATCTTTTCATATTTGCACTTCCTCCCATTTTTATAAAAATGGAACACAATAAGATATATTGCGATTTATAGTATTTATCGTTTTTTTATAAAGACTATAGCCAAAAAAATACCCGACTAATGCCGGGTACTTTTATACAGAACTAATTACTTAAGACCTGCTAGTTTTTTCCAATCAGAAACAGATTCATTGATACCTGTCATTCCGTTTGCTACTGTGCGATTAACTTGATTGGCAATAACAGGAATAGTTGTTTGGCCAGTTGATTTACGCTTGTTCAAACCACCGCTGATAACATTCATCATAAAGTCCATATCAGTTTCAAATGATGTATCTGAAGCAGATTTACCCGGACCTGCATCATTGGCCCATTCGTCTATCTTTTCTTTCTTCTCTTTTTTATCTTTCTTGTCATCATACTCAATGTCTTTTTTGACTTTCTTACCAGCTTCTTCTGCCTTGTCGTCATCTTTACCCTTATGATCTTCATCATATTCGATATCTTTAGCGACTTTTTTAGCGGCTTTTTCTGCTTTGTCATCTTTCTCACTAGTAGATTCTTCAGATAACATTGCTAATTTTCTATACAGATTGGCAAAACTTGATTCTTCTAAACCATCCTTCTGTTTTTCATCTTCATCTTCTTCATTCATAGAAGCTTGCATTTCTTCTTCTGCATCACCGGCTTCAACACCAATGTTTCCTGCATCACTTGCTTCACCACCGTCACCACCTTCTTCAAGTGGAGCATCTGTATCAGCAAAGTTTTTACCGGCAGCTGTTGCTAATGCGGCATCACGTGTGGCATCTGTTTGTTCTTCTTCAGCTTCATCATTGTTGTTAGGATTGATTTCTTCGGCAACTTCTTCTTCTGCCTGGGGTATCGTTTCATTTTCTTCAACAGCCTCACCGCATGAATGACCCTCTTCCATCATTCCACCGCAACTTTCACATGTTTCTTCATGACCATGTTCATGACCGTGCATTTCCTCACCGCCTTCTTCTTCGTAATCACCGTTTGATTGAGCAGGACCTTGTCCAGTCATTTTACGAATTAGTGATAACATGTCATCATGGTCATCAACTACTTCAATATTAGCTTGAGGACCTTCGCCACCATCAACATCTACTGTCATTGGTTGACCTGTGTGAGAGTGACCAGCATCATCGCCACCAAACAAGCCTAAACCTGCTGATTTGATTATACCTAATAATTGGTCAGCTTCTGCATCTTGTGCTGAAACACTTACTGAATCAGGAGTGCCTTGTTGACCTTTACTGATAGAAACAGTCATCCCTTCAGTAACTTCTTTACCTTCTAAGATAGAATTCAATTCTTTTTCCCATGCTTCAAAAGCAAATGGACTTTCTACTACTTCTTTATCTTTGAAAGTTTGACCAAATGCCTTAAAGGTGTTACCCGGAGTCTTGATTGCTTGTTGCTTCATGTAAGAAGTTTTATCCATTTCGTACATGTCATCTTCCATAGTAGGTGTGTGAGCACCGTAACTAGCCATATCAGCTACTTCGTTATTTGCTTCACCGACATAACCTTGAATTGGCATTTGACCATAGCACTCATCAAGACCTTCTTTGAAGCCTTCATGATAGTGTCTTGATTCTTCCATATCATCATAATTGCAATTGTATGCTTGCTTAGATAATGCGTGTGCTTTACCTGTATGGCGAGCTGCTTTTAATTTGTGTTCCATACCTTCTTTCACTTTCTTTTTCTTAGACAATTCTTTGAAATCTTTAGCATCTAGCTTACCTTTTGGTTCTGCTACATCTAATTTATCTTGATTACCTGGCAAGTCTTTAGTAACTTTCTTACCTGCTGTTTCAGCTTTAGCACGTGCTTCACTCATTGGACTCAATAAACTATCGTTTGGTGGTTGATCAGCTTCTTTGATTTTTTGTGCTTGTTTACCGGCAATACGTTTAGCTGCCTCTGCACCATATTTAGGTGTTAGTTTACGAACTAATGCGTCAAAGCCTGTAGTAGCATTGTTGTGCTTACCGATATCTTTCTCATTTACTTTTTGTGTAGTTGGTACATGTCCAAATGCCCCAGCTTGTTTTTTAGATGCACGATCTAAACCCTGAGCACGTTTATCATCGCCACCCATAAACTTGTCAAAGGCTTTATCTTGATAACTAGCAACTGTGCCGGCATCTAATTCATTTACTTGTTGGTCAGGCATCAAAGTCATTTCGCCTTTGCCAATAGATTGTTTAATCTGATTAGCTAAATTTTGATTATCAACAGTACCTAAAACTTTATCGCCTTGCTGAATAACTTGTGTATTCTTTTGTGGTTGTCCGGCAACTTGTTGCGGTTGTCCTGGCTTTTGCATTGAAGTTTGTCCAGGTTGTTTAGGCATTTGACTTGCTGGTTTGATTTGAATCTGTTCAGCTTCGTTCAATGCTTTGTCTAGTGAATCAAAATATTCTTTTAGACCTTTTTTCTTTGTTTTGGGTTCTTCACCAGGATCAGTACCATCATCTACTTTATTAGAGGCATGGCTTTGTGATTTACCTTTAACTACTGTAGTTTTCTTTTTATCATGTTTAGGCAACTTAACATCTTTACCAGACTTAACACCAAATGCACTAAAGTCATATTTTTTAGTTTCACCTGAATCATCTGCGTCTTTCTTAGGACGACCTTTGCCTTTTTTCACAGCAGTAGATTTAACTTTATGACCCTCGTCATCTTCGTCATCTTTACGACCGTAGCCACCGGGTTCAGCAGTATGCTTTAGTCCAGTTTTAGTTTTTTCTTTTGCTTCGTTCAACTGGTCTAGTTGTGATAATAAACTTTTGAAATCCATGTTATGTTCCTTTTATTTTGATACGCTGGCGCCAGTTGCCGGCTTTGGTGGACGTTTAATTGTACTCATTGGACTCTTATCGCCCATTTTTTCATCATCTAAATATGGTTTGAATGGATCAAACGAATTTGGTGTTTTTTGTCCTGCATAAGGGATATCAATAGTTGAACCCTTCATTTGATCTTTGATGCTAGTTAAATAACTATCACCATATGCTTTATTTGCTTCTTTAGCACCAGGTTGCTCACCCATTTCTTCATGTGTAAGTATTGGACTATCTTTCATTTCATTAGCATAACCTTCAGCTTCACTGTTAATACTATCATCAAAATCAGTAGTAATAACACGAACCATATTAACATTATAGCCCAATAATTGAGCAATTTGTTGAATCATTGGTTCAGTAGCTGGATATCTAAAGTCTGCCTTAATAATAGTTACAGATTGATTACTCAAATTAGGAAATCCATATGGATCTTTTTGTATAGGTGTCTTAGTTGGATCACTGATTCGTATAGGATCAAACTTGTTTAGATTGTACTTAAACATATCTATAAAGTTTTTATCAACGTCACCAGCAATCTTTATAGTATAGTTGTAACTCTTAAGACTTTCGGTTATGTATGTTTTTAGGCTTTTCATTTCATTATTCCTGTATTATGTATTTATCATTGTTCATTTGTTTTAGTAGCCAACATCTTTAACAACTCGTTACGGTCTAGTGCTTTGCCTTCACCGACAGGAGTATTCTCTATCTCTTCGGATTTGCTAGCTAATTTTTGATCCAACTGTGCTTTTTTAAGCTGTAAATCAATCATTTTTAACTTTTTATTAAGCTTTGCAGTCTTAGCTGTAATAGCATGGCCTAACATATTACTTGCAACACTAAAAATTTCGCTACTAAATCTACTATCTACTTGCATACCCAAATCACTTAAATCTTTAAAACTATCTACTGCCATTTGTGCTAGTTCATCTAGTTCTCCGTCACTTGCATCTAATCCACGTACTTGTGGCAATGCTTGGTCAATCTTTTCTAACGCACTTAATGCATCAGTGGTTATCTCATGTGCATTTTCTGGAATAGGAATATGCAAGCTGTCAATTTCATCTTGTGGTAATTCAAACAATTC